AAAACTAAATGTTCCGTTACCGTTTGCAGATAAAACTTGTCCACTTGATCCATCTGTAATAGCTAAATTAACAAGCGAAGTTGGAATGGATGGCTTGTTGTTTAAGTTATCGTAGTTTGTAAAGTATGCACTGTCAAATCCGTCTAATGTATCAGCGTCTGTTCCGCCGCCGCCTGAAGTAGTATCAACACCAGGTGCCCATTTGCCACCGTCCCATTTAAGAACATTACCTGTTTGTGGTGCTTGTGATGTTGTATCAACATCTGATAATGAATTAATATTTCCTACATAGGCAACACTTTTTAATGGATCAGTATAATTAGGAATTGCTCCTGCACTTGCATCTAAAAGTAATTTACGCCATGCACTTGCGTGTGCAACATAGACTGTTCCACCTTCATGAACGTGTAGCATTGCACCATGATATGTGCTTGTGCTAATTGCATTCATTTGGTTTAAGGTTGCGGCGTGAAATGCTACCTTGTTAATTTTTGTATCGTCATTTTGTACATCAAGTTCCATACTTGAGTTTACGATATCTTTAATATTTGTTCCGTCGCCTAAAGCGTTATACAGCTCGTCCGTATTAGCATTAACCTTAGTAGCACCTGCTCTAAGATTATCACCAGTACCGTCGTTTGCGGCTGTACCTAAGTTAATTGTTGATTTTGCCATTCCTTACACCTTATCAAATGTTATGTTTGTATTATCGAAATACGTAGTTGTTGCATCAAAAGTATTTACCCCAGACTCCTCTACAGTGGATACATCTGCGACTATCGCAGGAGGAGTAAGCTGATGAATAGTTTTTGCATACGTAGCATGGAAAATTAACTTAGCACCAGCGTAAATATTTGACGTTGGACTAGCGTTAATCTTTACCGTACTTGCATCAACTGTGACAGATAAATTTACTAATTCTTGGTTAATACTTGAACGTCCAAATATAGTTGCAACAGCTCTATCTGGTCTAGCAACTACTGATAATTGCATAATCTCTTTTTCATTTGAATCAAATTCTACTGTAATTTGATACACTGCACTGCTGTATTCACCTAAATGAAATGAGTCTACAACTGTATTATATTGCACCCCAATCCAGCTACCTCTATAACTAAAACTCGATCTGCCTGGCAGATGAATGGTGTTATTTGCACCTTTACTGAAAAGATTTGTCAGAAGTTTATTCATTGTTCATGCTCCATATTGTATTTATCGTTTTACAAAGATATGTAACAGTACAATTTAAGTTAAATCTACTAGGCTATGAGCAAACTGATTTAGATTATCAAATGTTTCTGTTTGTTTTTTAAGGTCTTTGTTAGCAAATGTATTTAACTTCTTAGCTGTTTCAACGCCATGTCCTGTGCGTACTAGTATAGGCTTTGCTTTAGCCTTTACAGCGGCTTTTAAATCACTAATTTTATCTCCTACATACACACCATTCTTCCAATCAACTCCAATTTCTGCCGCGGCTCGCTTAAACATGCCTGTATTAGGTTTAGCATATACGTCTTCTTTTAAGTTAGATGTGCTATAATACAATCCGTTGATGCTCCTACAACCTATATTCCAAAGTAATTCTAACATATAATTATTAACAATGTCAACGTCTACCGGATCCATTATACCCTTTGTTATGCCTGCTTGATTAGTTAGAATAACTACATCATAACCCTTGTTACGTATCATCTTAACTGCTTCTAAACTGCCTTCAATAGGTGTAAACTGCTCAGGCTTTGTTACATATGTTCCTATGTCTACATTAATTGTTCCGTCTCTGTCTAGTCCTACTACGGGGGTACTCATTCTAAGGTCTCCATCTATCATCTGACCAGCCATGTACTTCTGAGTTAAACCAGTCTAATTCGTAAAGTTTTATTGATCCTTCAGCTGTCAATGTTTGCTTCCATTTGTCAACAAAGGCTAATGTTTTGTTATTTAATTTGCATATATGTTCTTGTACAAAGTCTGCCGCTTCGTGTGTAAGTGGGTGTACTTCAGGCTGATGTAAGTGTAAAAGTTCTGGATTTGGATCAGGTATACTAGTTGGTCTTGTTTTAAAAAACTCGTCGTCAACACCAAAGCCTAGTGCATTAAGTATTGGCGGACAGGTAGTTTTAATATCATCTTTATATTTTTCTAATATAGCTCTTACATCTTCTAATTCTAAATACTTATTTTTAGTATTAAATTCTTTGCTAAGTTCGTCCCAACCTTCAGTAGGTTCTCTAAATCCTGTGGATATAACTCTACATCCTAAACTTTCTAATGCTTTATGTGTACTGCTTATTAATGCACAATCACGCATTGTAGCCCAGGCCATGTCAGCCCATTGCCACATAGACTCGTACCGCCAACTGTTAAGTACAAACGGAATGTCTTGTCCTACTGTTGATTTACTAAAGTTACCTGGAGTGTGCCAGCCTTTGCCCATATGAAATCTATCTTCTCTAAAAAAACTAGACCATTGCAATAAGATAATATCATCTTTATTAAACTTATGTTCAGTATGTGCTTCCCATAAACGAGTTGAAATATATTGATTACCTGCACCACTACGTCCCCAGTTCTCTCCAACAGTGGCACCTTCTTGTTTATAATGATGTATTAAGATGTCAGCCCATGTAGGATAAAAATATTGTGTTAAACTACATCCAAAGGCAAATGTTCTCATGTTAGTCTCCGCAACAATTGAAGCATTAATTTGTGCGGAATAGTTTTTGTTTTATCAAATTCTAATTTGTGTTGTATTGATTGTTCAACATGATCCTTTGCACCTTGCGGAACTGTTTCATATTGTTTTAAAATACTTTCGTTGTCAAATAATCCTAGTCCATGCATTACTAATGCATAGTTGTATTCGTTAAACAAAACTTTTTTAGTATGTGTAGTCATGTCGTCAGCAATTGGCATTCTAACTTTCCACATACGTAAATTTTTATCTAAACTATCTGGTAAGGTTACTTCTGATACTGCTTTCCAAAACGGTGTATCTCTTCTTTCAGTAATATAATGCAGTACAATAAAGTCTCTAATGTTATCCATAATAGCAGTAACTTCAAGATTGTATCTATTAATTGTTTCTTGATTATAATTTATAAGACGTTGTGCTAATAAAAATGTTTGATTAATGCTACTACCAATACTACTTGCTTCTAATGGTTCTACAAAACTTTGACTCAGTCCAATAGCACACACGTTACCTATCCATGCTTTGTCAAGTGTGCCTGGATCAAATTTAATATGTTTTGCTACTTCAACACCGTGTCCTAAATATTTTTCAACTTCGGTGTGTGCTTGTTCGGCTGTAATAAAGTCGCTATCAAAAATATAACCGTTGCCTGTACGTCCCTGAACAGGTATACGAAACATCCAACCAGCGTCCATTGCTTTTGCTAATGTCCATATAGGTATTTCATCTCCTTCTGGAGTAGGAAACACAATAGCTTCTTTCATTTTAAGATACTTACTGTAGCTTTGCCACTCAGAACCAACTGCACTAATTAATAAACGACTAAATCCTGTACAGTCTATATAAAAATCGTAGTCATATAATTCTTTTTCGCCTTGTACTGTCTGTACGTTGTTCCATTCACTAACATTTACACTAGTAATTTCATCATCAATAACATTAATACCTTTGTCTATTGCAAACTTAGTTAGAAAGTCATTTAACTTTGCAGTATTAAAATGATATTGTGCTACTCCAGTGTCATTAGGACGCTCGTCCATAAATTTATTAAATGGTGTTTCGTTATTCCAAAGGTATTCACCTGTTAACTCTCTAGCATCTACCTTTTCGCCAATCAACTTAGCATATGCAATTGGTGCACCTAGTTGTTCGGCAACGTATGGCTCATGAACACTTTGTAAGTATGGTTTCTCACTCCAGTCTTCAAACATAATACCAGATTTAAAACTAGCATCACATTCATTAATAAGTTCGCCTGTTTGAATACCAACAAAATCCATAAAGGCAGACCAATGTTCTGTGCTACCTTCACCTACACCAATAGTTCCAATCTTGGTAGATCGAATTACATCAATTTCAAAGTTTGGAAAACTTGTTTTTAATATTAACGCTGACACAAAGCCTGCTGTGCCACCACCTACTACTGCTATTTTCATTTTGTTCCTAGTGGTCTAATGTATACCATCCGCTTATAATGTACTTAACGCCTTTGTAGATAGGATTGCCCCGATGTGGATGCGTAAATGATGTAGGAAAGATAGCTAATCTTCCAGGTGCAGGTTTAATTTTATGTCCTTGATACAAGAACTCTGTTTCGCCACCTTCTTCAACACCATTCAAATATAATGTGTATGCTAATACTCGAGTACTCGTTGGTACGTCTGCATTTTCACAATGCCATGCGTGGTATCCTTGGTGAGGTTTTGTTTTTTGTACACTCATACCTTTAGCTGTATGCTGAAATAATAATCCTAAGCTCTCGTATTTTGTTTTATACTTTTCTAAATACGTTTTGTTTAGGGTTTCAAAGAAAAATTTACATAAATCTTCGTCAGCATGGTAATGACTGTTGTGGTTTGCCCAGTCCATGTATATACGTTCGTCTTGATTTCTATCAATACCTTGCTGTTGTATTGCAGTCATCTGCATTGAAGACAGCTCTTCAAATCGTTTGATTACTTGTTTGCAAAAGTCAATTGGATATACATTATCATATACTTCTACTCCATCAAAATTATCATCCATGCTATTCTCCTATATAAAAAACTGCTGATTCATTCTGTAGTTATCATTTACAAACATGCCTGGCTTAACATATGCAGTATGTAATACTGCCTGATTGTATAATACCATTCTATTAAATTGCATTGGTATCATTCCAATCATTTCCCAGTCATGTGAACTATCAGTAATATATTCTGTTACTGGAATCTTACCTTCTACATCCATAGTAACATGAAAATCATTGTCTACTACACTTTCAGTATAAAAGTGTTTGCCGCCAAACTCGTAAAAACTTGTGCCACCAGCAGATTCGTTTTCGTTGTTTAGATAAATTGTACTAGCAAGATTTATGCCTGATCGATTATCTTGATGTGGTGCAAGTGGAGGCAATCCTTCTGATTGCATAACATTAATCATAAATGTTGCGTTCATAAAACTTCTATTCATGTAGTCGTGGTCGTACTGATACATTATTTCTGGAAAAAACTCTGATGCCAAGTGGTGAAATGGTTGAGCTAGACTTGATAGCTCATAAAATGCATTAATTCGTAGTGCAGGATTGCCGCCTCTAATACGTCTATTAACAGATGCTGGAATATCTAAAGCAAGTTGTCTTACTAGATGTGGATTTTTATAAAAGTTATCAACTACTAATACATGTACGCCTGCTTTTCCAAACTTATGTAATCTTGTGTCGTAGTTTTCGTTAACAGCAAATGTTTCTTCTTCATTAATTGTGTTTTTAATCATCTTGTTTCTCCGATAGTACAAAATTAGCACTAATTGTTGACCTTACTTGGTCGCTAGTATTATTAGATACGTAATGCTCTAAGTTACTAGGAAAAAATACAATATCGCCTTCTTCTAACGGAGGTGTTACTCTATTATTGTATCTAAATGGTTGTGTTGACAATGCAGGAAGACCTGATTGATGTAAAAAGTCATAGCCTTTGTTATAGAATACAAAGTTGCCACTATCTTTTGGTGTATTCATCATGTAAGCACAACTAATTTGTGCTACTCCTACATGGTTATGTACTTCTTGATATGAGCCTGGCTTGTACTTATTAAGCCAACATTCAATCCTATAGTCTAATGTTAAGTCTATACTAAAGTTTTCAAGATATTCGTTTAGTCCGGTAATTGCTGATCTAATAAATGTCTTAAATGGTAAGTTCGAAGCATCAGGGTTACCATATGTAGTATCTACAGGACTGTACCAAGAAGGTACTTTGCTAAAATACTCATCTTTGTCAAGTATATCAGCAAAGTCTTGTTGTACTTGTTCATGCTCCGGTAATTTTATCTTATATACTGGAATGGAATATAAGTTTACCAGCATTAGTTCTTCATTTCAATTAGTTTGCCATACTCGGGTAGGTAACAATACTCCATCTCACTATTATAAAGTGTACGTACAGCATCATCTAGAGTTTCAACTAGTGGTTCGCCACCTAAGTTAAAACTAGTATTGAAAATAATTGGAACTCCTGTTGCTTTATGGAATTGTTCTATAAGCTCGTAGTAGTGTTTGTTCTGTTCTCTGGTTACAGTTTGAATTCTACAAGTACCATCAACATGAATGATGCTTGGAATCTTTTCTGCAATGCCTTCTTGACAATCCATAGCATACATCATATGTGGTGTTTGCTCTAGTCCACGCATATCAAACCATTCGTGTGCATGCTCTAACATAATTGTTCCAGCAAAGGGTCTAAAATACTCTCTACGCTTTACTTTGTTTACGTAATCCTTGCCGTCTTCAAATGTTGGATCAAATAATATACTTCTATTACCTAATGCACGTGGTCCGTTTTCGCTTTTACCTTGAAACATAGTAACAATATTCTTGTTTCTAATCATTTCTACAACTAATTCTTTATCAGCATCAGTAATAGTTGCTCCATACTTGTTAGCAGTGTCTTCAATTTCTTTTTCAGTGTATGTGTATTCGAAACCTTCGTAAATTGTTTCTGCATAGTTTCTTACAGTTTTGTCTTTGGTGGTTTGATGATATACTAACATAGCCGCACCCATTGCTGTACCAGCGTCATTACTTACTGGCTCCACATATAGATTTATACCTTCTTTATTAAGTTTATCTAAGTACCAGTAGTTTGCTACACAGTTTAAAGCATAACCTCCACTTAAAACAACATTTTTGTTACCGGTCATTTCAACTGCCTTCATAATTAGGTTCAAAACTTGTTGTTGCGAACCTTCTTGTACTGCATAGGCTAAGTCTCTACGGTTTTCTTGAGTAGTTAGGTCAGTCTTACTATCAATAACGTCTTGGCCTGTTTGTAAATATTCATATTTCGCTTCATTTACTAGAGCCGCATTCGGATACGTAGGAATTACAACACTTCTATCTGCAGAAGTCCATTGTCCGCCATTGCCATCTGTGTAAATTGGTGGAATTTTTGAATTAGGTTTGCCATATGGGGCTAACCCCATTGTTTTTCCTGCTTCAATAGGTTGAAATCCACAATATTGTGTAACAGCTTCATATGCTTTAACAATACCGGCCGCATCATCAAGTACTAATTCATGAAATCCTTCTTCACCTTCACGTTCTGAAGGAATGTATGGAATACGTGTTCCCGGATATGGACCATTTCCTCCTTGATGTTTGTATAAAGTTTTAAATGCATCAGGATATTCACAACTAAAGATACTTTCACATTCCCAGGTCATGTACTCTTCGTTGAAAACACCCATATTAATATTCATTGGTATAAATGTTCCTGCACCGTCAACAATTACACTTACTGCTGACTCAAAACCTGAACGATAAAATGCACAGGCCGCATGTAGCTTATGATGAATATGGCTAAGATCAATTACTTGTCTATGATTATGTTGTCCGTCAGGTGTGTATGCATTATCGTTCCTATCAATCAATCCTAGCTTTCTTGCTAGTCCTGTATACATATCTCCACCACTAAAGTCAATCCTACTAGATTCAGCTAATGGTTGTGTATGTGCTACAACTAGATAATCTAACTTATCTGTGTAATCTAGAAATTTTACCATTGCGGCAAGTGGTCCGCCATCATATTTTTTACGAGTAAGACGCTCTTCTTCGATTGAAAACACAATTTGTCCGTCTTTTAGTAATACGGCTCCACCGTTGTGTCCTCTTGTAATTGCTCCAATCCACTGTGTCATACTTTGTTTTCCTTTATATAGTTTAATAACCTATTTTTATACCTTGCGTTGTTAAATGCATCATAGCATTCTTGCAACGGTGTAGGTAAAAAGCGTTTTGCTTTTAAGTTTTTATATCCTAAGCACTGCATTACTGGTCCTGTCTTAGATTCAAATAACTTAGCACTATCAAATCTTACCATCCTAACTTTTTCTGTTGTGTTAAACTTAAAGTAACACAACGTATCACCCCTAGAAATATCAATTTCGGTTTCATTTTTCTTAAATTTAAACGCTGGACGTACCGGTCTTATCCAACTGGCTATATTGTATGTACCTGCAATTCCCATTGTAACTGACGAGAACTGAGTCTCTTCGTAGTAAGGATGTAATTGTGTCATTGTTAATGGTTTTGCACTAAAGAATAATAAACACGGGTGATCTAATTGATGTACATTTTCATCATTTGGTCCGCCAATATAGTTCAATAAGAAATTTGGGTCAATATCATACTTACTAGTAACTTGTTCATTTTGATAATCAAACTTTATATGAAAATCTATAGGACTTTTTGCTCTAAATGTGTTTTTTGCTTCGTCTACAATAGCAGGACACATGCCTGCACCTAATCCAAAGAATTCTCTAGGCTTAATATCCTTGTAAATTGTCTCTGGTTCAAAATATTTCAGCTCAGATACGAATTCTTGATTATCTTGAACATTAATTACTGGAGACCAATATACATCAATCATTAGCAAAGTTTACCTTCATACTCAAAATCACAAACAAATACATGCCTATCTTCTAGTGTAGGATAAGTTCCGTGAAATACTTTGCCGTCCATAATAACTACTCTACCTGCAATAGGTTTGTGTTGTAAATAATTAATTGTGCTGTCGGGTGTTGGCTGTAAAGTTGTTAAACTTCCTGCTAATGGATAATCTATACTAGGCTTAGGGGTATCTAAGAACATAACACTAGTTAATTGCTTGCCAGGTTGATGGCAATGTAAGCCACTATATCCACCTGGTGGATATTTTACACCCCATGCTTTCTTAAATTCTTTTACTGTTATTGGAACATTTTGTAATTGAAATTTAATCCATGCATGATAATCTAATTTTGGATCAATATCTGTAGGATATTTCATGTTGTTTTTGTAATATAATGTTCCGTTGCCATAGTCTATGTGTCTATCGTCAAATTTCTCAAATAGGTTTAAAAATTTTTTATATCCTGGATAATATAAATCGTCTACGACCCAGGTATCAATAGCTTTCACTGCTTGAATCTGTGGATTAAACATGGTATCATACATGTTATCTAAAAAACTTTCTGGGTTACTTTTATCTATGCGACTGGTATCTGACATCTTCTATTGACCTGTTCTACCTAGTATTTTTGCTTGTTGTGCATTACCGTGTGTTGCACCATCTGCGTGTACTACTCCATGAGTTGGGCACACGTTTTCTGATTGGGTTTCTTGCGGTTTGTAGTTTCCTGTGTAGCTTCTTGGTTTGCCGAGTCTTTTACGAACACTTGTAATAATTTCTTTAAAACTCTCGTCATTAAGTTCCATAACTTCATCATTGTACCTTTCTATTTCCTCTTCCATTGTAAGCCTAATAGGACTAAACTTACGTTTACCTTCACCTAGATCAATAATATCAAAATCAGGAGAATCTGGATAAGAAATATTAATCGGATATGTGCTTCCAATAACACTTGTACATGTAGTTCCTAATGCTTTTGCCATATGTTGTCCTAAACTATCACAACCAATAAAGTGATCAGCAATTTGTATTACACTTGACCATACTCGTACATCAGGAATTTGTGGAACTGCTACAGGAATTTTTGTATTTTCTTCTATTATAACCGGAAACTCACTCATTACAATTACAGCATAATCATCACGCAAATCTTTACAAATACGAATAACATCATTTAGATGAAAACTTCTACTTGTGCCATCAATTACAAAGTCGCCCATGTTTTCAGCTGTGCGTCCAAATGGTTGAAACACTACTACTTTGTCTTTACCAGTTACTGCTTTGATTTCTTCAACAACTTTATACCCTTGTACAAGTTCATGCTTGTTCATATGTATAGTTGGGTCAGGTAAATCCCTTACGCCTTTATTGTTTATAGCAATGTCAAATGCTTGTGCTAGGCTACATTTTTGATTATAGTATTCCCAAACTCTATAAGGTTCAGGACTTACAATATCTCTGTCTTTAATGTAATCTTTGAATAAGTTTTTGTGCCAATTATCGTATGCTAATTCGTGTAGTTGTGGATGTCCTTTATAAAAGTCCATTCCGCCTTCACAAACAATGATAAAATCTTTATCTTCTTTGTAGAGTTTTTCAAACGCTGGAATACTTGCAACAACTCTGCCTGCTCCACCGTTCATAAAATATGCTTTTTTGCGTTCCAATGTTTTCTCCTGTATAGTGCAAATATTTATTGGTAGGATACTTTACAAGACGCTGATCTGGTAGTCATAAAAAAAGGGCCTAGTGGCCCTTAATTTATTAATTTATAATGCTAAATTTATTTTTTACCTGCGGCCTTTTGAGCGGCAATCCCAACATCAATAGCAAATGCACCATCTCTATATGGATCGTTTGGATCTGATGATGCTTCTGGATCACGCATATCACGTACACCTAATGGAAACATCATAACTGCTTGATATGGTTCAAAACCCATTGCTTTCATTTTTGCTGGCAGGTCTCTTAATTTTTCTCTATACTCTAACCATGCTGTTTGGATTGCTTGAGGAGCATCAGACTGTCCAACTTTAGCATCTGTATCGTGTAGTTCTTGGTCTCTAACATCTCTAACTTCGTCCCATGTTAGATCCATTTTTGTGCCTGTAGCGGCCCAATCATGTATACCAATATTAAATTCTTGTTTATCAAAGTCGTAAGTAATGTTGCTTTCGTCATAGATATCTCTAGGCTCTACGTCATCTGTAAATTCTACATCTGGATAACCTTCAGGAGCGTCCCAAAGTGTTTTCCATTCTCTTTGACGTCTTAGTATTACACCTTCTTCTTTACCGTCATCGTTACCGATTTCACATAGTAAAGGATTTTCTTTACAGTCAACAGTAATTCTTGTAATATCTGCGGCAGTTGGTCTTTCAAGATCCGCTTTTTCCCATAAACACCAACCAGATTCTTTACCGTAGTTGTCTGTATCTGCAGGGTCATTACCTACTTCAAACGTTAAAAACTCAGGACCTTTATATGTAAAGGTGCCGGTTTTGCCGTTAGCAAAACTATTTTTTCTCCACTCGTCCCATACTGGGTAAGTAAATGTTTTTTCTATTTTTCTCATATCTTTCAGCTCCTAAAACTATTTATCATTTACATGAAGGTTATTCGAACAACGCCTGAGCCGCCTTGCCCTGAACCGCCTGCACAACATTTTGCCCAATTGTTACAGTATGAACTTACTCCAGGCATTCCTCCGCCTGATGGCCATTCAACGTGACAACCACATGAGCACCATGCTTCGTTAGTAACACTTACGGACATTTTACCAATTAATGGAGGTTGTCCTGATCCTGAATATGTATACCAACAGTGACATCCACCGTGTCCTGGTTCCCATCCTGTTGATCCCATAATTCCAAAATCTGCTCCAAAAATACCACATCTATTACAGTTTTCACAACCAAAGTGTGTATGCCTTGGACCCCATGCATCTCCGTTACACATCCAGCCACCACATCCACCTACTGCACAGAAGTTAGATAGGTTATGTCCATTTACATAACTCTTACATCCCATACCTGCACCACAAGTGTGTGCTTTACCACATGGCCAACTACCACCAGCACATACTGAGTACTGACAGCCTGGCGTTGTTGCAATAGTTTTGGAAGCATAATTTCCTCCAGCACCACCAATTGTAAACATACAATAGTTACAACATGTACTACCAGGGCCGCCTCCGCCACCTGACCAAATTTCAAAAGTTACTGTACTTGCACCATCTGGTACACACCAGTAACAACATTTTCCGTTAGCTTGTTCACAACAACCTGATTGTCTCATACAACTGTGACAACGCATAGCACGTTCATTATAGATCCATTTTACACCCATATTGTTACCGTTACCGTGTGCGATATCGGCAGATGTAATTGTAGCATCTGCTATGCTGTCATTGTTTACTTTTTTATAACTTGCGTATGTTGCCATTTTATATCCTTACTTATGCAAATGTTATTCTTACCATGCCTGAACCACCCATATTGCCGCCTGCACAACATTTTGCCCAGTTACCACAATATGAACTCATTCCTGTTTGTCCGCCACCTGCTGGCCAGTTTGCATAACAAGCACAGTTACACCACGCTTCTGCGTTTGCGCCTGCACTGTGTACTCCTACAAAAGGAGCCGCACCTGAGTTTGACCAGTCTGCTGATTTACATTGACATCCACCGTGTCCACCTGACACTCCAGTTGATCCCATTATTCCAAAGTCTGCACCAAAGATTCCACAAATATTACAGTTTGCACATGTTTGTGTATGTCTAGGTCCCCAAGCGTCTCCATTACACATCCAACCTGGGCAACCACCTGTAGTACAGAAGTTACTTAAATTTGCTCCGTTTACATAACTCTTACAACCCATACCTGCTGTACAAGTATGTGATTTAGCACAACGCCATGTTCCGCCTGCACATATTGAATATGTACAACCTGGACACGTACTAATTGATTTTACACCGTAGTTTCCACCACCGCCACCTGCAGAGTGCATACAGTATTGACAGCAAGTGCTACCTGCACCACCGCCACCACCTGACCAAATTTCAAATACTACTTTTGATACGTTTGAAGGAACTGTCCAATAACAACACTTTCCGTTTGCTTGTTCACAACAATCGCCAGCTTCAGTACAACGTTGACAACGCATGCCACGTTCGTTATATACCCAAAATGTGTTAAATTTATTACCAGCGCCTGCACCTAATTTAGCCGCTGTTATACTGTTATCTTGGAAGTTTTCTGCTGTTAGTGTTTTATAACTTGCGTATGTTGCCATAATGTTTCCTTATACAAATGTAATCTTTACTATTCCTGAGCCACCTTGGCCTGAACCACCAGCACAGCATTTTGCCCAATTATTACAATAACTTGATGTTCCTGGTACACCGCCACCTGCTGGCCAACTAATGTGACATCCACAAGCACACCATGCTTCGTTAGTTGCTGTGCCTGCATATGTTCCAATACCTGCCGCGGCACCTGTCCAACTTGTTTGTCCGTGACATCTACAAGTTGTTGTACCT